TCAAGAGCTGGCATCAAATACAAAGGCCACGAAGGTATGCGTGAAGATGTATCTAAAGCCCATAGAATGACTGAGTTTCTACTCGAAGCATTGGCTGATCATATTGGTGATTCCAAATGAGTGACAAGCCAGACTACGGTAAAGGATCAACACCAGGACATTTCTGCGTACTGCCACAAAGAGCTGTCATAGATCCGTTGTTCAAAGTACACCCGTCTGTATTCAGAGTACTGGCAGCGCTTGGCAATTACACATCCAGACAAGGCGTTTGCTGGCCCAATCAAATAACTATTGCTAGAGACTTACACTTAACACAGTCAACGGTCTCAAGACATATTAAGAAACTTATTGAATGGGGCTACATCAAATACGCTAAGAAACATCCAGGACTCAAAGGAAACAAGTACTTCATGGTATTCGATCCAGAGATACAGGAAGCGGATGCCCAAGCTATTGCTACAGCGCAAGACAGAAGCTTTACAGAGAAACCAGAAATCCCAGCTGGCCCACTAACAAGCCAACAAAAGAAGAAGCCTAATTGTGGAAAAGCTGTGGATAAACCTAAGAAGGAACACCCAATTAAGAATAAGGATATTCACTCAGATACATATTCAGATATGCACTCAGAACTCATACATAACAACATACATAACAATACTTATATTCCTTTAGCGAGGAATGTGTTACAAAGGTTTGTACAAATGTCTGAACAAATCTACGGAACTGTAGTCGTATTCACAGATGATCACGTCAACACGCTGGCTTCATGGATGAATGCTGGGCTTGATCCAGAATACGCTGTCAAAAGAATTAAGCACATACTTACATGGAGACGAGCTAATAACCTAGACAGCCCAAAGACTATTAACTTCTTCAAGGATGCATTGCTGAAACCAAAGACTGTAAACAGAAAGGACAAGGCTACGAAGATGTTGAATTCCCTAGGCCGTAGACTGAAACGTACAAACCGTTAACGAACCTTTACCGTTTGTACAGGCATGCCTACGCTACAGAAATAAAAAAAATCTAGCAAGGTATGCCTTGGGGTCCCCATGCGGTAATATATATAGGGGCCATTCACACAATTTTTTGGTCATTTTTTCATGAAATGCTATAATGGGACAAGGAAACAAAATAGGAGAACACAAAGATGAGTGGCCCAAAGTTTAGCAATAGACAATTCAGAATAATGAAGGATATTACCATTACGAAAGGAACGGAGCTGGTTATAGAAATTTGGCCAGGTTCAGACTGGGATGACAGCAAGGGAGCTGGGAAACCAGTACCAGGTGCTTCTGACATCAAGGTATACCAAAGATCAGACACCGCAAAGTATAACAAGGGAGACCAAATTATGTTTATGCGGGTGTTTAACAACGAGGACAGTAATCCTTTTGCATGAAGAAAACCCAAGCAAAGAAAAGAATAACCAAACCTCCGCTAGATAGATTTGGCGGGGTTAGGGTTGTTCAGCGTAGAATTCAGAAGTCTGAAATCATAGAACAAAACAAAGAAGGTGTAGCCCAAGAACTAATAGACGTAGGAAGAGCTAAAATAACCGATATTGTCGACTGGGATGAAAACGGAGTAGTTAGGGTTAGAAACCCAGAAAACGTCCCAGAATCGGCTATTAAGGCCATTAAACGCATACGAATGACGCAGACTCAAGCTGGGCCTCAAATAGATATTGAAATGCATGACAAGGTAGCCGTGCTTAGAATATTGGCCAAAGCAGCGGGGCTGTTGGAACCACAAGAAGAAATGGATAAACCAAGCGTAGTAGGGATTGTAATGGAAGGCCCAAAAGATGAGTGATGCCATTGCCAAACTTAAATTAAATTTTTCTAAATCTCCCATGGTTTGGAAGTTTCTACAGGACAAGAGCTTTGTTCGTGGAATCATGGGGCCTGTCGGATCTGGGAAATCTTATGCTTGCGCAGCTGAAATTATGCTCAAGGCCGTTTCTCAAGTACCAAGTCCTAGAGACGGGATCAAATACAGTAGGTTTGTGGTGGTCAGAAACTCTTATCCAGAGCTTAGAACCACGACAATCAAAACGTGGCAAGAATTGTTTCCAGAAAATATCTGGGGTGCTTTTCGTTGGTCTCCTCCCCTTACGCATCACATCAAGTTACCAGCAAGAGACAACGCACCAGGAATTGATTGCGAAGTCATATTCTTAGCGCTAGATCAACCCAAGGACGTTAGGAAGTTATTATCTATGGAACTAACAGGAGCGTGGGTGAATGAAGCCCGTGAGCTACCCAAAGCTGTTATTGATGGGTTAACCCACAGGGTAGGCAGATACCCAACGCTTGCAGACGGTGGGGCCAAGCCGTGGCGTGGGATTATCATGGATACAAACCCAATGGACGATGATCATTGGTGGTACCGACTAGCAGAAAAAGAAAAGATGAAAGGCAAATACAAATGGACTTTCTTCAAACAACCAGGAGCGGTTGAGGAATACAAAAAAGAAGATTTGCCAGAAAACCCAGAAGCCAATGGTTTCGTTTTTAGTGCTAACAAATGGTGGATGATTAATCCTAGCTCGGAGAATAGAACCAATTTACCAAACGGGTATTACGAGCAAACGCTTTTAGGCAAGAACATTGACTGGATAAGATGTTATGCACAAGGCTTGTACACCTATGTTCAAGAAGGAAAACCCGTTATGTCTGAATATGACGATAACATCATGACACAAGATATGATTGAGCCAGATCCACAATACCCAATACAGGTGGGCGTTGACTTTGGTTTGACACCAGCAGCCGTGTTTGGTCAACGGTTATCAAATGGCAGATGGGTGGTGCTAGACGAATTAGTAACATTTGACATGGGTTTAGAACGCTTTGGTACTTTGTTAAAATCTGAGCTTGCTACAAAATTTCCTAAGTTTGATGTTATGTTATGGGGCGATCCAGCGGGGCAGAAACGGGACGAGATATACGAAGTGACTGCTTTTGACCATCTTAGATCTATTGGTTTGACTGCTAGGCCAACAGCAACAAACGATTTTAGAGTGAGGCGTGAGGCTGGGGCCATGCCAATGAACAGATTGATACAGGGTAAACCAGGTCTATTGGTGGACAAAAAATGTCAAAGACTCAGAAAAGCTTTATCTGGCGGGTATCATTTCAGAAGAGTGCAAATATCTGGCGGAGAGAGATACAAGGACAGCCCAAACAAAAACGA